TGTGGTGAGGGGGGGGTAGGGGGTACCCCCCTCACGCGCGCGCGTGTGTGTGAGGGGGTGGGGGTCATCACTCCTAGGGGTATCTCACCCGTATGCCACCCGTGGCGACCTGCGGCATTTCATAACGGCAACGACTTCGGGCAGTGGGTCACGAATGGGGCATGGGCACTGGGTTCGCGCACGCGCCCTCACACGCGCGCGGGCGCACGCGCACGGGGTCGTGGCACCCCCCAGGGAGCCCCGCGAACTTTTCGGTGCCGCCGTTCGCCATCGGGCAGCCATACGCCAAATTTTTGAATCCACCAACTTTTGGTTAGATTTATCAGATTGCAGGGGGAAGCGAAACGCCCCTTCGGTGATTGCTGATGATGTCATCAACTGATGTTCCTGAACTGACCTTGTTGAATCCCTTTTCTCTGTCATAAAAGACCCAAGAGATTTCATGGATGGACAATTCACTGACCACTTGGTACAAGGTTTCATACACGTTCAAGCCGCTGCAGGTGTAGATGTCGAATTGAATGTGTGCTGGTTGTGGTTCGTCCCAGATGTGTAGGGCAATATGGCTTGTCTCAATCATTACTACAGCCGTCAGTCCCTTGTTGCCAGGCTTATCGACGTAATGGACAAATGGGCCCGCGATTTTGTGCATTCCGATATCTTCGACAAGTTTGGTTAGCCACTTCTTCATCTTCCGCTTGTTGGTAAGCGTTGATTTACTGACACAGTTGGCGTAACTCTTGGCGTTGATGAGTAGATGATTGTGCTGCGGCGCTTTTCTTAGTTCGCTCATATTTCCTTGTACTCCTGTTTTACCAGTCCCAAGAGTAGTTGCTCAGCCCACTCGCAGAATGTAGCAACTGACATTCCTGGGTCGCAGTCGAGTGTAAATAGATGGTGGTAAACGGCGCGGTTGTTGATGAAGTCTCCCCGGAAGACCTGCACCTTGCTGCCACCCAACCACTTGCAGGTCCACAAATCTTTGCCGTTGCCCAATACGTCGAGTGCTACTTCGTGGCTGTCTATAAAATTCATATCAAACTCGCTTTCTGGTTAGATTTATCCAATGTTAGACCCAAGTAGGGAGAACACCAGTTGGGCCCCGATACTGCCTTCGTCGTTTTCGCTGCCACCGTCGACGGCGGTGTTTACGACCTTGCGCTTGGATGCAATGAGCGAATAGATTTCCTCGTCAATCGTGCCAGCACACAGCGCATAGGTCGCCGTGACCGAACCCTGTTGCCCCATTCGGTGTAGACGTGAATAGGTTTGGTCTAGGTCTGCTGGTGTCCATGGCAGTTCTACAAAGATGATATCCTGCGCCGCTGTCAGCGTGTGCCCTGTCTTGGCCGCCTGAATGGAAAGGGTGATGACTTGGCACTTCGGGTCGGTCTGGAACTTGCGTTTGACATCCTCGACTTCTTGTGCCGACATACCGCCTTGGATTTTTAGCCCGCCGAAGCGGTTGGCTAGTTCATCAACAATGTCTCTGTGGTGGGCGGCGATGACCACCTTGTTGCCGTTTTCTGTGCGAGTGGCCACCCATTCGACGACACTTTCCATCTTGGCTTTGGCGGCAAGGCGACGGAGAACTGATAGTCGCACCAAATCCTGCGATGACTCCGCGCGCATGCGCGCGCGCACGGCTGCGGAGTGTGGCGATGTGCCTAGTTCTATGGCGAGTTTCTTGGCTCGTTCCACCAAAAAGGCAATGATGTCTTTCTGTGCCTTACCGTAATCAACCATTGCCGAACTTGCCCCAATGAGCAGGAGTTCTTGGTGAAATACTGGCGGCAACTCTTTCAGTACCTGCTCTTTTGTGCGCCTTATATAGCAGACAGACCTAAGTTTTTCGTTGAGTTCTTCAAGATTTGAAGAGCCCTCCAGGTGCCACTGCCCCCATTTGTCTTGGAAAGCAGCACAGTAGCGGCGGTAAAAACCCCAGGTTCCACCGAAATCCTTGATTTTGCCCAAGATATCCAACTGCGCCACATACTCTGCAGGGCGATTGGTAACTGGCGTACCCGTAAGACAAAGAACTGGCGTCCCAGACGGTGATGAGGACACCACCTTGCGGGCCGACTTTGTTCGCTTTGCCGTCAGGGTCTTGCAGTAATGGCTCTCGTCTAATACATACGCACGATGGGCGGTCAAATGTGATTCCCAATAGGAAATGTTTGAATAGCCGATTACCAGAACGTCGTAATTATCGCGCTCCGGGAATTCTTTTTGACCTTTGCCTGCGAGCACCGTTGCAACTTTTCGGTCGGGCAACCACTTGGAGTATTCGGCTTTCCAGTTAAGAACGAGATTGGGTGGACACATGACCACCGCTGGATATTGCTCAAGAACTTCAAGAGTCGCGATTGCCTGCAGTGTTTTGCCAAGACCCATTTCGTCGGCGATAAAACACCGTTTGGCTCGCTTGGCATACGCAACACCTGCTTTTTGGTACGGCAACAGCGCTTTTTCAAGACCAGTATTCCCGATGACAATTTCCGCTTCTACTGCTCGACTTGCCTCCGCCAGTTCCAACAACTGTGAATTTATTTCTTTGGCTTTCACAAGTACGTCCGGTGCAATTGGTTTTTCAAATCGTTCAGCCCACTGAATCGCCTCATTGATTGCGGTGAGCGGCGCTCTCCATGCGCCAGTGGTCTTGTCCCACGTAACAGACGGAATTTGTTTTACTGACCTAACCAAGACTGGGTCGTAGTGAAACGAGATGTAGATGTCGCCACTGTTTTCATATACACCAGTATCTTGTGCACTGCGTCTAGGTGGCAGCGTAAACACAAGCACATCATTGTCTATTTCAAACCCGTGTTTTGTTGCGAATTCCCTGGCTTCTCGAATTTGCGAAACAGGACAGCGCCACAATCGAGCAACTTTGTCCCACTTGCAGTCCGGTATCTGCTTGACTTCTGCTACCTGATTTGCATCGTATGGAAAATCAAAGACAAGACTGTCGTTATTGAGAAATAGACGGCTAGTCATATATTTTTATTAGTTCACTGTTTCTGGTTAGATTTATCTGATTTCAATCAATACCGTAGTGAACGGTCAGGTGACTACGGTGTATGAGCCTGGTGTCATCGGGCGAGTAATGGGCTGGCTCACCAAGTTCCCATGCCTCGTCATAGTCGATATAACCCCAGACTTCTACTTCTCGCAGTTCTGGTGGGATGGCTTTGGCGACAAAAAGAACCAAATCCTTGCCTAAGTCGCGTTTGCGAACTGCCGCCGAATCCCCGGTGCGCACACGACGGACTTCGATATTGCGGCCCACATCTTTTGTTTTTTGCTTATAAGAGTCATGTTCGCTTGCTGTCCATACATGGCCCGACCAATAGCGATTCGTTATCTTTGCCACCGCCATTTCACATACGGCGGCAGCAACCTGCGCCGTTCTATCGTCTTCCATTAATTCTTTTTTGTAGTAGGCGGCGTCTTTTTTGCGCCAGTTTTCTATGTACCGACGAGTACCCACATGTGATGCCCATTCGTATTCAAATGGTTCCAGTTGAACAATTTTCATCCCCTCAGCCTAGTGTTGCACTTAAGGCAAAACTCCGACCACGGGTACCATCTTCTTTGGTCGATTGGATGGGAACATTCCAGCAATTCTCTGGCACGCGCGTTCAATAAGTCTCGAATAAATTGCGACAGCGAAATGCCTTCTTTTTCTGCCGCTTTTCTCCAGCGGTCCCTTTCTGGCTCGGTGGTGCGAATTAGGACCTGCTTATCGGCAGGGCCATCATCCTCTTTGTTAATCGTCGACACTGTCGGCGTCAACGTTTCCGCCACCTTGTCCATTGCTGCCCTCAAGTTGTCTTGTGTTGGTTCCTGATTCGTCATTGGCAACCACCTCGGCATCGATAATAGGTGCTTGACCAAGCATTTTGGTGACAGTTTCTTGAGGAAGAACACCGGAGATTGCCATCAATTCTAATAGTTTTTTCGCCTCGGATTCTGGGTCAAAGGCATTGATTTGTTTGGGCATTCCCTCTTGTCCGGCAAGCGTTGCTCGGATTGGCGTGGAGTCGTTGCTCAGCACCTCCGCCTGGATGCTGACTCTTGTTTGGTCCATTCCACACAACTTGCTTCTTCTATCGCTGATTGCCAGCACCGTTTGTACGGCTTTCAAATCTGGCTCAACTTGTATTTCTGTTCCGTCATCAAGGGTCACTTTTCTGTGTTGGGTCATTGGCCAAAGTGCTGCCTGCATGGCATCGAGCCTTTCCAACTCCATTCGCAGCACCTCTGCATAAATTAGGGAGTTTTCTTTATTGAGTTTTTCTAGTTGGCGCGCAACAGCCAACGACACAACTTTTGTGGAGACATTAAATCTTTTGGCGATATCAGCAGTTGCAACGCCGGCTTGTTTCATTTTAAAAATTCGCGAATCCCTTTCCGCAAGGAATTCTTTTGTCATCGGAGTGTCGCTCATGTCGTTGCTTTCAGGGAGGCTGGCCATTCGACTACCTCAAATGGGAACCGTTTTCCCCTCTTAATTCTAGTTGGCCACTGGCGCTCGTCACGTGCACCTCGGAAATGTCGGACGTCATAATGGTGCGCCATGCCAGTCATGTCGGGCTGTAGGGCAACGCCGAACTCTGGCCATCGTGACCAGACCGCCGACCCAAACGGACGTAACTCCCGCGTCGTCATTGAAGTTCCCAGTGGAGCGTGGTGTTCCAGCCACATGGCGCATTGGTAAACATCGCGGATGGTGTCAAGGTAACGAGCAACTTCTACGGCAACTGCTTCACTCGTGCGACCGCCTGGGTCAATGAATGCTTTGTACAAAGGGCCCATTACAAGAAGTGATGGTTTGGTTTTCTCAAGCATTTCTTCCAATACAGCCCTGTCTTCGGATAGCAATAAATCCAAACCTTGCGGCTTTATCAAAAGATGTGCCTGTGGCTTTGGATTACGAGACACTGCTTGTGCGGCGCCGTAAATTGAACGAGATGTGCGACGGATAATGCGCTCTGGGTTCTCCAAGTCAACCGACAGGGTCGTTTGTGGCTTGATTGGCTGATACGTAAAAGGATGCAGGCCAAAACCTACACATATTGCGACCTGTCTTGCCAACATTGTCTTGCCAACACCCTCTGCCGCTACTACGATGACGCGTTCGCCACGCTCAATCAAGCCAGGGATAATCCAGTCATAGGCATCATCGTCTGATTCCTTAACAAAATCAGACCATTCCACCAACCTGCCAGTGTCAACAATTTTGGTGCGAGATGTGCGAGAGATTATTAAAAGAGCACGGGAAAGTTTTTGATTTTCCGACATGTCGTCGCGGTCAAACAGGTCAGCAATCTCATTGATTGCTTTTCCTTCATGTGTTTGCGATACCTGTTCAACTTGCACTGGCGCATCAGATATTTCAGTCAACGCGACCACAATAAGTTCTTCGAGCGTTCCACCAGCGGCGACGTGTTCGCTTACATCCTTGCCCTTGCTACATTTCCAGACCTGAACATCACAACCAACATCGACTAATTCTTCGTGGACACCTTTGGCGTGTTTGAGCCCTGCGTCGTCGTTGTCGGCGACGATTTCCACAACAGCACCAGCGAGGGCTTCTGTATGGATGGGCAACCATGTACCCGCCCCATTGGGCATAGTCGTTGCACATATGCCCATTTTGATGAGAGTGTCGGCATCTTTTTCTCCTTCGACTACCCATATTGGTTCGCCGTTTGTTTTTGCTTTTAGAACCGCAGGCAAGTTGTAAAGAACACGAGGCGTATCACCCAACTTGTATTCCCATCCGCCCTTGCCATCTGGCTTGCGTTGGCGAAATTCTTTTTTGCCGTTTGCGGAATCCACATAACGCAACTTCTCGAAAAGCAATGTACCCGTTTCGTCCAAGTATTGATACTTGGCGACCAACTCAAGTTTTTTGGGTTGCTTGGGTGGGTAGAGGTCCGACATCGTGATTCCCATCGCGGCGCAGGCTTGCTTGGTGTCGCATCGGCCAGCGTGACAGTAAACGACGACTTTACCACTCTCACCCTCTGATACGGAGAATGACGGATTATCGTCATCGGAGCGACATGGGCACTTTGCCTGAAATCCCCCACTGACACGCACCACGCCGCTAAGGCGGTCGAGAACGTTTTGTAGTTGGGGCGAAATGCTAGGCACGTCGCGCTAAGCGTTTCTCAATTATGTCCGAGTGCTTGATGAAAAAGGGAATCCCTACCATGGCGCTACTACGCCACGCATTGGAAATCTGACGACTCTTCTTCGAAATCAATACGTCGCGTTCGCATTTGATGCCAAGACGTAGTCGCAGGTATTCTCGTTCACCCTCGGTGGTTCCACCCCAAATACCGTGCGGTTCCGCTTTAAGCGCGTATTCAAGGCATTTTTCCTGCTCAATACAATTTCGACATACATCCAGAACTTGCTCAATTTTCTCCATATGCAACTTGCGCCGTGACGCCGAAAGACTGTTGGACGGATTTACTGGGAAAAAATCCTCAATTGGCATGCTCCTACAAGCCGCGTTTTTGAAATTTGGGTATTCGGCGATGATTACTTTGTTTTGGTCGATTGCTTCGCGGTGTCGTTTCGCGGGTTGGTAAACATCGAGTTTGTTTTCTTTCAAATAGCGCCGAACTCGGTCCTTTCCTACGTGAAGTATTGAGGCAATGACATCGGTTGATTTTCCCTCAAGCCGTAACTGCCGGATTGCCGTCGCCTCCTCTTCACTAAAGGACTTGCGGTTTTGTCCACACTCTGTCATGATGACCCCCGTCACTCGTTAACCGATAAGTTTACGCAGGTCTCCCTCGGAAAGAAACACAACCGCGCCAGTTATGTTTTGTTCTCCCAGTTTGTCGACCACGGATACATCCACCTGCTCTTGGGGGATGCCAAAAATATGAGAGATTTGTGCCTTTACCTTTGCTATTTGAACTTCGGTATGCTGCAAATCTAATTGAACTGGCTTTGCTGGCTTTCCCAGCGAGACTATTTCCAACTCCTTGAACTCGGCGCGCAGGCACCAAGCACATGCAAGGGTCGGCGATGTGGCTGCGCGCGGTCTTCTTTCGGTATGACCGCATTCCAGTTTGTGTTCGTACACCACGTTACCCCACGCACCAACCCGACTGATGCCTAATACTTTGCGGCGTGGTGCTTTGCGGTGCTCTGTCGTCATAACAACATAATAATCTGGTCGGGATAGCAGGATTTGAACCTGCGGCCTTCTGGTCCCAAACCAGACGCGCTACCAAACTGCGCTATATCCCGAAAAGTTTGTCGGGCGAAACCCTTTCAACTGGTTCCCAGCC